TATCTGGTGAACCAGAAAATGTTGTGGGATTATAATTTGCCATTTGATCCTCTAAAAATTGAAATGGTTTTAAATGCTTTACTCTATTCTGTTCGTATAATGCTGATATTGGTTCTGCTCTTAAATATTTTCCTTTAGTTGCTCTTACACTTCCATAACTTATGTTGTTGTCAATAGTCCTTATCACTCTTTCAACTAAATCTCCACCATTATTTACTTCGGCTATAATTTTATCTGCGTCATACTTATAATAAGTTTCAACTGCCATCTTTGCCCATTGATCAGGTGTGTATCTACCAGTCACATCATCTATAACATAAAACTTTTCATCAGTACCTTTAGCACAAACTACTATTCCAGTTTCATCTGAATGTTTATTACTTGTAACTGCAGGATCAATAGCAACTACTGTTCTTGTAAAGTTTGGTATTATGTCTGTTGTTTTAATGAGTGCTTTACTAATCATATTACGATTCCATAAAGCACCCTCAACATCTTCTAAAATTTCAGCGAATAATTCTTGTCTGCCCAGCCGAGTTCCTTCATATTTTTCTTTTAACTTTTTAACTGCGGACTCTGCAAGATTATCCTTATTCTCAAAGGTGCTACCTCTCGTTACAAGAGAATCTTTATTAATTACTAATTCTTTTATTAAATCTGTTGGCTTGGGTGTCGTTGTTATAATTACTTGTGGCTTGTCACCAAGTCTTAATCCAAATAATAATTGATCCCATGCTTCTGCGTTCTTCCAACTTCCCAACTCATCACACCATGCTCTATGAAATTGTGGACCTCTTAATCTATCAGGTTGTTCAGCTGAGAATGTTTTATAGATAGTTCCATTCTTTAATGTAAGTTCTCCAATACTTCTGTTCCAGTTCTCAATATTATCAGCATCAATGCAACCTAACAAACCAGATACTCCCTCTATACATGTATCACGACCATCTCCAAATGTTGGAGTTACTATCGCTATTCTAGAATTAGGTCTAGTCAATCCATAAAATGCAATATCTTGTGCACCTGTTCTAGTCTTACCCCAACCTCTACCTGCTAATATTAACCAAACATTCCAATCTCCTTTAGGAGTTATCTGTTTCTCTCTCGCTGTCTTGCACCAATTCAGGTGCTTCAATAATATTTTCTGATTTAACGAAGTTAATCTCGTCAAAAACTTTTCGGATTTCAATAAGCTGTCTTTCCTCTCCGAATAATTTATCTCCGTCTTTTCCTGTAAGTTCATGATAATTTTTTTCTTTCCAACCTGCTTGTGTCTTTAACCAGAATATCTGTGCAACCACATTACCATCTTTTGCTTTTTTAAACAAGGCTTGTGATATAACTGCATTTGCTCTAGCTTTACTTGTATCTAATTCTTTTCTAAAATTTTTTCTTAAAGTAGGCTCACTAATTTTAACTATCTGTGCTATTAAAGTTTGTGTTACTCCAGCGATTGCTAGTGCTTCAACTAATTTAGCATCATCATCTTTTTTAATATAAGATGGTCTACCTACATCATTAATTTCTGTATCCATTCCCTTTTTTATAACCGAAAAAAATTATTAATGCACTATATATAATGATTATTAATATAAATTAGCACTTAAAATTAACTTTTATTACGAAATTTATTAATATCTATAAGTTATTCTTAATAAGTCGCTATTTTACTGACTTATTTAACTAATAAAAATTAATAAAAACTATTATTTTACTTTTATTTCTTTAAAATAAAGGTTATAATCTAATTATGAAAACGAAAACAATAACTAAAAAAGGGGATAACATGAAAAACACTAAACTAAAAAAAGACATTATGAAAATTGCAAAAGAAGCAAGTGCTACGGAATTTACAATTTTTTGTGGTACTTTATTTGCTAAATTTGATTCTTCTACACACGAAGAAATGGCAAATACTTTAAAAACAACTTTACAAACTTTCTTTGATAAAAAAAAAGTAAATGATTGTAATGTTGAAATGTCAGGTACATTACCAGATAATGAATATGCTTATGACTTTAAACCAATCGTTGATTTTAGAATGGAAGGTATATTATAATGTCAAAATATACTGATACCAAAGCTAAAGAAATCATGGAATTAGTGCTAGCAGAAATGAAAACTGCTGGTACTAACTTTATGTCAGCATGGGTTAAAAGTGGTATGCCAAGAAGCATTCATGGTAGAGTTTATAGTGGAATAAATTTATTTCAACTATGGGCTACCAAACAGTCTAAAGGTTATGAATCTAACACTTGGGCAACTTTTAATCACATTAGAGGTTTAAAAACTTCTGATGGCGAACAAGGTATGGTTATGAAAGGTGCTAAAGCTACTTTTGTTTGTGGCTTTTTTAAATCAACTTACAAAACTATACCAACTAGAGGTGCTAACAAAGGTCAAGAAGTTGAAAAGGATATGTTACATTGTAAATTTTATCCTGTTTTCAATCTGGATCAAACTAATATCAAAGATAAGGATTTAAATGTTCCTAATCTTGCAGAAGATATGCAATCAGTTGAAACTTATGTTGCTAATACTAAAGCAAAAATAAGAATCAGTACTGATAATTTTGATTCAACTCTTAACGATTCTTGCTTTTATTCTCCCAATATGGATTATATCCACATGGTTGATAAAAAATGGTTTGTTAAAACTCAAGAATCAAGTGCTACTGAAAACTACTATACTGTTTTACTGCATGAACTTACTCATTGGACTATGCACAAAGACAGATGTAATAGAAGTTTTTTAGAAGAAACTAAAAAAGAAGATGGAACTTCTGATCCTAAATCAGCTTATGCTATGGAAGAATTAGTAGCTGAAATGGGTTCTGCGATTCAATCTTGTTTATTAGGTATCACTTCAAAACCTAAAAAAGAGTCAGCACAATACTTGAATATCTGGATTAGCAGACTTGAAAATAATACTCAATTATTTTGGAGTATGTGTTCTCATGCAAGTAAAGCAGTTTCTTTTATTGATAAATTACAAAAACAATCATCAAAGAAACTTAAAAAAGCAAGTTAGTTAATAACTCTCTCTCTAGCCCCATCATCATTAACTTGGTGGTGGGGTTTTTTTTTGTCACTTATTTCATTATGGTTTATCCCTTATCATAGGTGTACGCATAAATCAATAAAATTTTTGTTTATAGTATCCAAAATGAATTGATAAGTCGTCTAAAACTTCTCTTAATCTACTTCCCATATATCTTTGGTCAATATGTAAAATGTTTCTTGTTTGTTTTAATGAATAATCTTGACCACAAATGTAAGTAGCAATCTCAAAACCTTTATTTCCTAACACTTTATGAATCTCAACTAACTGCTGAATATTATGTAAAGCACCATAGGAAACTTTATCTTTAGCACCTCCAGTAATAAAAAGACTTAAATCCCTGCCTTTCATTCCTCCAATAGCACTACTTTCAAATATTTGCCTAAATTTTATTCCTGCTTTATGCTGATAATCAACTATAAGATGTTTGTGGAACATATAATCAAGTCCACATTCTCTTACATTAACCATGACAACAGTAGTATATTTTTTACCTTGTGAAGTTAATTCATGTCTTTGTTGTGGAATTACTTGTGGTTTTTTGTCTTGATCTTTCATAAAAATTGTTTAATAATTAGTCATGCAGATACAATTAATAGAAACTAATAAACTTTTACCATATATTAATAATCCTAGAAAAAATTTAAACATAGACAAAGTTGCTTCTAGCATAAAAGAGTTTGGATTTCAACAACCGATAGTAGTAGATAAAGAATTTGTTATCATAGTAGGTCATACTAGATTTGAAGCCGCAAAAAAATTAGGAATAGAAAAAGTTCCTGTTCAGATAGCTGACTTAACAAAAAATCAAACTAAAGCATACAGAATAGCTGACAATAGATTAAATCAAGATGCAAATTGGGATACTAAATTACTTAATTTAGAATTTAATGATTTATTATCAGAAAATTTTGATTTAGATACTCTGGGTTTTAGTAATGATGAGTTAGATAATTTATTATTAAAAACTGATGAAGAATCAGATGTTGATTTAAATGAAGATATAGAATCTCAAGAAGAAAGAATTAATGATGTTAAAATGGTTCAATTATTTTTTAATCCTGAAAATGACATTTTATTTAAAGAAGCAATAGAAAAAATTTCTACAAGAGATAAAATAGATAATATTTCTGATGCTGTATTGAAAGCAGTATTAAATGAAGCTTCTCAAACTTAATCCTATACTAGATCAAGAACAGATTTCTAATTTAAAAGGAACTTTTTTTACTAAAGATTTAGTTAAACATCATATCACAGAAGATACAAAAATAGTAAATGAGAATGGCGATATACTTGCTGTCTATAAAAAAAATGCAGTACCTAAAGAAGTTGTTGATAAATGTCGTAGTTCATTTAGAAAATCAATATCAGTAAGTAACAATAGAGGTCAAGCCGCAGGACCTATTCCTCCTGAATTAAAAATTGGAGATAGGATTGATGGTTTAACTATTGGCAAGATAATGGGTAATAGATTTTTACCTTTACTTAAAAGTGGAAAACTTTCCAAATCAGCTAAAGCAAAAGCAGTTAAAAGCTCTATAATTGGTTTTAGTGATAGATACCCAAGAATACCTTATTGTCGTACTAGTATGTGGACTCAAAGAAATTGGAAGGAATATAATAATTGTTTGCCTTACATAAAATATGTTGATGCTTTTTTTAAACAACACGCACCAGCTAGATATAAAATTCAAAAGAAAATGGCAGAAAAAAGTTCACAAGATTTTATTATTAAAGATACAGCTTTTAGTACTGTTACTGTTAATAAAAATTTTAGAACTGCTGGTCATTATGATAATGGAGATTTAAAAGAAGGCTTTGGAAATTTAGGTGTAATATCAAGAGGAGATTATGAGGGCTCTATAACAGTAATACCAAAATATGGAATAGGATTAGATTTAAAAAATGGAGATTTAGCTATCTTTGATGTTCATGAACTACATGGAAACACAGAAACTACTACAAAAACATTTTATGAAAGGATTAGTGTTGTTTGTTATTATAGAGAAAAAATGATATATTGTGGTAATGCTGATTATGAATTAAATAGAGCAAAGACCAATACTAAGAAAGTTGCAAATGAAGAAGAACTACAAAGAGCAAAAATAATAAAAGATGAAATTTTAAATGATTCAAAAAGCAATACTTTGTAATAAATATGAATTTAGTATCAATGTTCCTTTAAAAGACGAAAGTAATAAGAAAAAAAACGATCAATCATATTTACATTTTATCACATCAAGACAAGATTTAGTTTCAGCAAAATGTATAGCTACTGAATGGCTACTTGAAGATGAAGATGTTAATAAAGAATATTCTATTAGAGAATATTTTGCTGGTGTAGGTATTCAATCAACACTACTACAAAATATGTTAAATGTTAAAAAACATAAGGTATCAGATATTGATTTAGAATGTTTTAATCAATTAAAAGAAGATAAGAGATGGGAATCTTTTAAAGAAGATGGTCATAAAGCTATATTAGATAGTGAATATTATGATATTAAAATGTTAGATTTTCCTCACAGCAGTATCATACATTTAAAAAGAGGTAAGTGGTCAAATTTTTTAGGTGCTTTTATATCTAAACCTGAAATAGTTTGTTGGACTGATACTTCTATGACTTATTCTATAAAAATTCATGGTTCTAATTATGCTAAAGAATTAAACACTAATAAATTAGATTCTTATTCAGAGTACTTTCAAGCTATGTCTAACTGGTTATATGGTCAAGTGGGTTATTCATTAGTCAAGGTTGCTTACAGGGCGAAGAATGCCGCATATATCAAAGCTATTAAAGGAAAACATAATCTAATTGAAAAATCATTTCCTATAACAAAATCTAATTTAGGTTTTAAAATTTTATGATCGGAAGATATTGTGAACTAAATAATATAGAAGAAATAAAAGATTTAAAAAGAGGAATGGATTTTAGAAAACCTGAATATAGACGAGAGGTTTTTTTAAGATTTTATGAGTTTCATTTAAAATACAAAAGCCACCCTGGTGGTATTTATTTTGCTTTCCCATATTTAAGTAAAAAATATAATTTAGATATAGAACAAAATTTATGGATTGCTTATATAAATGGTTGTACTCAAAACATTGTTTCAACATGGTTAATATTTGAACAGTTTCCTACTGTTAAAAATTTAGATATAGATAAGTTAGATAAATGGTGGAATAAAGAATATATAAAATACAAAGTAGGCAGTGGTTGGGATTTAGATAGAAGATATTTTAAGATAGGTAAGACTGGGTTTCCTAACTGTGTTAAATCATATAAAAAATGTATTGATCAATATGGAAGCCAGTTAGAATTTTATAATTCTTTAACCACCTCTAATGATAAATATAAAAACTATGAAAGGTGTTGGGAATATATTAGAAAACACTTTTTATCTTTTGGAAGATTATCAGCATTTAGTTATCTAGAATATTTAAGAATACAAGGAATCAATGTTGATTGTAATAATTTATATTTTGAAGATATTAGTGGCTCTCGTTCTCATAGAAATGGTGTATGTAAAATTTTAGGTAGAGATGATTTAGATTGGTGGAAAACAAAAATTCATTATGATAAAGAAACCATAGATTGGATTAGATTAGAAGCAGAACAATTATTTAGTGAAGCCAAAGCTAGAATTAAACAAGAAGATGTAAGTTATTTTACATTTGAAAGCACACTTTGTAATTATAAGTCATGGCATAGACCTAAAAGAAGATACCCAAATGTTTATATGGATATGATGTATAATAGAATTAAATATGCAGAATCTCAACATGGTAATAAATTTGATTTATTTTGGCAAATGAGAAAAGATTGCTTACCTAAAGAACTAAGATACGAAGATAATCTTAAAGATGTCGGTGTTACTGAAATAAAACAAAATCATTATAGAAATACAGGTCAGGTTATAATGATGAATAAAGAATGGGATTGTTTTAAAAACGATTACAATGATTATGTTGCATAAATGCGTAGCAATAGGTGGGCAACCTGCTACTGGAAAAACTACTCTCGTTAAAGATATACTAAAAAAATTTACTTATCAAAATTTTAAGTATGGATTATTAAGAGGTCATTTTATTAAAGAAAAAAATTTAGTTATTATGGGTATCTATAATGATGAAATATTTTGTGGTACTGATAAATTAAGTATGGCAGTAAATAAAGACTTCTTAAAATATGTTAAATTAAATAAAAGAAATATATTATTTGAGGGAGATAGATTATTTAGTTTAAACAACATTGAATATATAAAACAATTTTATGATACTAAAATTATTCTACTAGAAAATGATGAGAAAACATTAGATTACAGACATCAAGAAAGAAATGATTCTCAATCAGAGAAGTTTTTAAAAGGCAGAAAGACCAAAATAAAAAATATATCTAATCATTTTAAAGAAATAGATGTTTATTCCCTTAAAAACCTTGATGAATCTATAAAATTAAGCGATAGTATCGTTAAACTTTTTCAATAGGTTTTCCATTCCATTTATGTTTTTGATATTTATTTCCTTTAGAATCTTTTAATTCTATATATTCTCCAGATTCAGCATATTTATTAAGTTTAATTCCATCAAACTCAAAAACTTGTTCTGGTATTTTTATAGGTTTATTTGTTTCTTCATCTTCAAACCTTTTTTGGTTAAGCCATGTAGAAACATGGGCTAGGAACTCCTTATCCTTTACAGTAGAGGCATATCGGTTAAATCTGTCAGATATGTCCATTGGATCAGATTTGGAGCAGTAGAGGTCATATTTCTTATTTGCAAGATGTTTTGATCCTTTTTTATTTTTCAATAAACTCCAAAACTTTTCGAACATAGGTTGTGTATTACTTTTAGGTATAGGACTAGGTATAGGTATAGGTGCTACGTTTTTGCTACTAGCATTATCGCTTTTTGCTAGACCACCCTTTCTTCCTGCTTCTGACCTTGATTTGTATTTAGCTGTTAAATATTCATGTTCTGCTGTTAATCTTTTATGAGTCCAAGTGTTTTTATTTCTATTTTCTTTATTTTCTGATTTTAAAATAAAAAATTCTTCTAAAACTTCATAAACTTGTATATGACAATCATCTGTTCTACATTGACATATTCTATATGCTGACTCTGTTTTAAAGGGTTTAGAATTTTTAGTCCAACAGAAAGAAAGTAATCTTATATATATTCCAACTGCTTCATTAGTTAAGTGAACAGTTTCTGCCGCAAAGGTATCAGTAAATAATTGTAGTGCGTGAAACTTATTTG